ATGTTAATTGCCACGGTTAAAACCTAATTTCATATTTGTGCGCCGGGCAACGTCGTTAATTACTAACTCTACTTTGGCTTCTACTGCCTCACGGTTATTAGTAACTGCTTTGTCAATGGCTCGAGGTTGTTCGCCTACCTCAGCGTTCAGGTTAGTAACAAACATGCTTTGGGTGTTACGCCCGGCATGGTCATAGATCGCACCAGCTGCGTTGGCCTGTTGGATAACCATTAACTGATAGGGCTTACTGCCGTATACGACCTGCTCGGTATGGGTTACTACACCGTCTGTAGTGCGGTTGTAGTTCACGTAGCGCTCTTTAGTGGCGCGTACCCCTACCTTTACCTTAAAGCCTTTTTTAACGGCGTCTGTACGCCATTGGGTGTTACGGCCTTTAATGAGGTTGCCGCGACGCATACCGCTTAACGGTTCCCCGGTGCCTTTGCTGTTATCAAAATGGGCCACCATGCTGCGAGCCTCAGCAATAATAACCTCACCGGTGCTCTGTATGTCTTTAGTGATCTGTTTCCTATAGGCAGGGTCAAAATCGTTTAACGCTTTTAACGCCTCTTTAATACCGTCAATTTGCGGGATAGCCGAGCGCGACGCCATTACCTACCGCCACGTTGCTTATTAAGTATTTCTATGGTGGCGTTCATATCGTCTAACTCGAATGATATCTCACTAGGCCAAAACCCTGTAGCCACTAAAATTTCGGCCAGCGCTCTACGCACCGTGCCGTTTAGGCTTTTGGGTCTGCCTGCTCTACTACCTCAATAGACGCCAACGATGTAATAAACGCGTCAAGTGTTCCCGGTACCGTGATGCCTGAGAAACGCGTAGCCTCATAACACAAATAGGCTAAATCCTCAATGCCAATACCTTGCGCCATCTCTGACGCTTTGCGCTTAAATTTGCGTTCCCAACTAACGATAGTCATTAAGTTAGTAGTTACTTCATTTACGGTGCCATCGTTAAACGTGGCTTTTAGGTGTAGTTGCATTACTTGCCTTTTCGTGTCGGGCCGTTGCCGGCTTTAATTTATACTTCTACTACTGAGTAAACGCCACCGGTAAAGGTAACGCTCATGGTGCCGAGCGCACCCATGGCCATTGTGTATGGCAAGGCTTCCAAGTATGCACCGGTAAGGGTCATGGTTGGGTTAGTTGCGGTGCCCGGGCTAGTTGCTGACGGTGACCATGAAACGGTTACCTGCGTGCCCACCAAACTTTTTAGCGTTGCGTAGGTTTCCGATGTTGCAAACGACGCGTAAAGGTCAAGCTGCAGGGTGGAATTCTCGAGGCCCGCCACGTAGGACCTGCTGTTAGTTCCAAACGCGGTGCTTTCTAGGGCTTCGATGGTCCGGGTGAAAACTAAACCTTGGCATTGGTCCTGCAGGGAAACTGCGCCCACGGTTACGTTTGGGTTGCTGAGGTAGGTTGAGGTTGGCATAGTGCTTAGTCCTTTGCTGAGTTCTTGCTATTAGTTTTAGCAGGTTTTGCGGTTTCGTTTGTGGATTGTTCTATAAACCCGCCCTCGACTAGCGCGGCAATGTTAATGCCGTTGGCTTCTGCAGCCTCGGCGTCAAATTCATCGCCGGGGGTACCGACGCGGGGGCTAATAATTTTGTATGTCATGGGGTTTAGTCCTAACTAGTTTGGGCTTGCATCTCTATTGTTAAATCATACGCTGGCATTTCAGCGCCGCCGATCACCGCAATAGTTGGGCGGCCGCTGGTTACTGCCACGTTTTTGCCGAGCACCAAACTGGCTAGGTGCATTAGGTTGCGTTGCGCGTCAAGGTTGCCCGGGCCAAGGGTAATAATGCGTACTGTGTACGTCATTTGCACAATGTTTCCCCCGCCACCATAAACGCTAAACGTGGGGGCGTCTATAAACGCGCATGGTGGTACAAGGTTACGGGGGTCTGTTACCACCTGTAAACCAGTAATGCTGGTAAGCGTGGTAGCGAGATCGTCTAGCGCCTCGTTAAATAGGTCGGTGTAGGCAACGGGCATTAGGCCACCGCTGGTTTAGGTATGCCCAATAGCATTTTAATTGCAGGGCTTAAACCAACTGACGCCCCGGCAGACATGCCATCGAACGTGGCGAAATCTGTAACGGCGCCTCGCTGGCGATAAAAGAAACCGCCAAGGGAAATAGTGCCGAGGGTTACCTGCCCGTTTGGTGACGTGCTGAGGCTGTCAATGTAACCAGCCTCTTGGCGTCGAGTAAATGCCAGACTGTTTGCAGCTGCCGCGCATTGAGTTAGAAACGCGGTATCGAGCGCCGATGCCGTGCCGATGCCGAGCCAGTCCTCAATTTGCGTGGCGGTAATCCACGTGCAGGTTTGCGTAAATGTAATGCTGCCTGTTGAGGCTGTGCGCTGTACGTCGGTACCGGTGCACTTGTATAGCACCTGATTAGGTAGCGGTATTTCGTAGTTGAAAAGTAAATCGCCCTCATCGTCTAACCCGATAAACAAATACTCAGGTAGATCGTAAACCGTAAACGTGCCATTAAACGGCGCTGCAACTGAACCAACCGTAAAGGTTCCACCTACAACTAAATCATTAGGTGTAAGTGTTTGCAGCACCGCATAATTGCTAAGTAACTGTTTATGTGTGACCGTGTAAGCGGCCATAACTGGCCTCTTTTCCGATTATCAGACGAACTTAACGAACTTGGTAGCGTCAGCCATAAACGCTGCTGCATAACCGCGGTAGGCGATTGTGCGGCCAAGCGTGCTAGGCACGTCTACCGAAATTGCACCCTTTTGCTGTTCGTAAAACTCGAACCCTGCAGCAGGTCCAGCAGCGTGGCCCATAAATGAACCGGGCGCGTTTTTGTCTACTACCAAAACCAAGCCAAGTGGGTTGCCGTTCCATGACGCTGCGGACAATTCGCCCGGTGCGTTCATTGCGCCGATCTGTGGGAATACTGGGCGGCCTGTGCTGTCCACAAGTGCGCCAAGTGCTGCCCATGTTGCTGGGGTAACAATCATGTGAGTTGGCAAGTAGTTGCTGCTTGCGCTGATCTGACGTGCACCGTCGTAAATTGCTGCGATCCAGTCTGCTGGGTCTGATGTGTCTGCAACGCTTGAGGTTTGTGAAATTGCAGCGTGGCAAGTGTCTACGGCGTAGTTGTCGGTGGCTTGGCCGTAAGCGATTGCCAACTGGTTAAGCACAATGTTAATGCTTGCTGGGTCAGTCCAGTCGAGGTCTTGTTCCGACATGGTGACATAGGTTCCAAATGTCAATTTAGAAATGTCGTTATTTGCAACGGTAACGGTGCTTGGGTCAAGCGGGTTTAGTTGGCCTGTTGGTTGCTGTGTTACTACAGGGCGAACTGTGATCTTTGGGCGTCGGAATGTTGCGCCGCTTTGTGGCATTGCACGTGTACCGATTGCGGTAACAAATGGGCGGATTGGGTTTAGCCCATCGTAAACGCTGCCGGTAATGATCTCAGGCAAAATGCCCGGGGTGTCACCGGTTGTAATATCCGGTGCAGCTGCGCGAATACGTGCTGACATTTCGGCAAGTACGCTGCCGCCTTGGATTGTTGCAGCGATAAATTCGCCGGCTGATGGCAACCTAAATGAGCGTGCCTGTGCGTACAATGGTTGCGCCATTGGTGCCGCTTCGATAACTGCTGGGGCTTCTACTGGCTGTGACATTTCGTTAATCTCCTCTACGGGTTCCTGTTCACTATTTAACACTACTTCAGTTTCCTCATGGTGGATACTGGCCGCTACGCGATCTACCGACGCACCCGGGAACGCGCCGTATGGTACGAGGCTGAGTTCCTGCCAATCGGCGGCAGAAATAACCATGGTGCCGTTTTCGTCGTAACTAAATTTGGTTGGGTTTACGCCTACCGATACAGCGTCTAAAACGCCATCTGCAGCCAATACCAGCGCCTCATTACCTAGGGTGGTTTCGCTAATGCGGGCCTCGTACAGCATGCCGCCCTCACTATCCACCATGGCCGTAACTAAGCCCACGGCCTGAGAACTATCGTGCCCCAAATAAAGTTTAGGCATCTTGCCACCGGCGTTAAGGCTGCCCGGCATAAACATAACTTTTGTGCCATCGCTTACCGTGGCTTCCACGTTGTATGGCAACGCCAACCCGGCAAGGGTGCGGCGTGGCATACCGTCGGGGCCGGCTGCGTCGAGTGTTAATTCCTGTTGAGTTAATTTAAGCATTTGGCATTACTCCCGTTTCTGCGGTGTCGTAACTTTCGTTTTCTTTTTCCATTAGGTAGTTTTCGCTTAGATAATCCTCTATTGAGAATTTTACGTAGGTACCTCGAGGCAAAACGTTGTCAGCGCTAAGCGTTTCAGCGATGCAGTCCATAAACAATTTGGCGCCAAACATGTATAAATCTTGGCGTGCTTGCGTACTGTTTTGGTAACTGTATGAACCAGTAGCAACGCCCAACAAATATGGCGGGCAGTTTGCTAAACGCGCAATTTCGAGCGCTTGGTATTCCGATGCCTCTACCAGCATTTGTTTGCTTGGGTCTGTAGTGGTTTCTGTGTAGGTCACAAATTCATTAAGCGCCGCTACGGTATTTGTCATACGCGCCGCCTCAAAACTCTGCGACAAATTCTGCAATTCCTCAGCGCTTAAAGGCTCGCCACCCACCTGCCGCAAAACGCCGTTTGGCAAGGAATTGCTCGCTGACCTGAGCCTTGCGCTTTCCATCTTGAGCGCGGTTAAAACTGCGTTAGGGCTTGTGTATAGCAAACCTTGTATAGGGCTAATGAATTGCACGACGTCGCGGTGGTCTACTGGTAAACCGCTAAACATAATTTGTTTAGACGGTGCAAAAAATACCGGGCCTGCCTGATCTTGTGTAAGCACCATGGCGCTAGGCATACGCTGAAACGCCATAGGAAACCCGTCAGCGCTACGCTTTGTGACTGCAAGAAAAGCCCGCTGCGTAAAAAAAAGATCATCAAATAACCACGCAAATAGGGTGGCGTTTGGTAGCGCTGGGTCAAGACGTCGCAACCAACTGCGTGGCGCTATTTCTATTTCTTCCATTTCGCGATCTACCGGGTTCCAAATTTCGTTATACATGATTAACGGCGTGCAACTAATAACGCTTGCGAGTAGATCACGGGCGCGGGTAATTGCCGGCACACTCATTGCACGTTGGCGGGTATTACCCTGAGTAAAAGCGTAGAAATTGTCTAGTTGCGACATTCCAACATTGCTGCCAGCTGCAGCCTTAACTACAGGTTGCGCGGCGTCGGTAGTTGCACGTGTGAAAAGGCCCATAGGTTTAGTTTGCCATATCTGTTAAATGTTTGGTGGCATCGGCTGGGTCTAGATCAGTTCCCGACGAAAAGGCTAGATACTGCCAGCCGACGCCGTATGCAACATTAGCGGTTTGCGCTAACTATTATTGGTTTGCCCATAGCGGCAGGTTTGCCAGCCAACGCAACTGCAAACACCAACGCACGCGCCATAGAAATTGGCCCGGGTGACCTTTGCGAACTAATCACTATGTTGCCATTGTGTTTTACCAATACGGCACGCTCGACGTGTTCGCTAAGTAAATGCTCGCCGTTATGCAATAGGCGGCCCTCAAGAATTATTGAGCGTGCAGCTGCAGTCCAACGGTTTAACTCACGGTACCCAACGATCACGCTACGCCGGCTTAAATGCGGTGGGCAATGAACCTCTAACGAT